AATCAGTAATTGCAACGGTTCATTTTGAAAACATTAAGCGAATGAATATTGACCCTGCGTATAAATGGCAGTGCGTTAAAACGCTAAAAGAAACGGAAAGAAAATGGCTAGATTTTGTTAGTTTTTGCCAAGACTTCCCGATAGGTAAGCAGCTTTTTACTTATCGAATTCATGCTAAAGATTTAGCAGAAGAGTTTGGAATGATTGATATGCGCGTTTCTGAGTTTGAAAAATTAGTGCAAGAATCAAAAAAAACTATTTTAGAAACCAATTATATAAATTACTAAGGGGATTTATGCAAACACTATCCGAAGCAGAAAGCTTTGTACAAACGAATCTAAGCGAGGGTGTAATCTGCCCTTGCTGTAGCCAGTTTGCTAAAATGTACAAACGAAAACTAAACTCTAGCATGGTAATTGCTTTGTTAGAGATTTATAAAGCGCATAAAAAGAATGGCTTTGAGCATTTCCATGTTGAGGATTATTTTAAAAGTCTTCCTCATTTATCATCTTCGATTCGTGGTGATTTTCCAAAGCTTAGGCACTGGAATTTAATTCACGATAAAGACGAGGTAAGAGATGATAAAAGCACTAGGAATGGCTATTACATGATAAGCGGATTAGGCATAAGATTTTTGCGCAATCAAATAACAGTGCCTTCACACATGTTTATTTATAACAATGAAGTGATAGGGGTAAGTGACAAGCTAGTAACTTTTAAAGAATGTTTATCTAGTAAATTTAACTATGAAGATTTGATGAGGGGATTATGAGCGATAGTGAAATAACAGTATTGATTGCAGGGTTAGCGTGTGCTTTAGGTATATTTATAGGCACAATTACTAGCAATAGTGAAAAAGACTTTATCAATCAATGCAAAGAAAAAGGATTTATAATGTTTGATAACAACAATCTTATTGTGCAATGTCGCACTACGGATATAAATTTAATTTTAAATAAAAACTACTGGGAGCGTAAGGAGTGAAAGGTGAAACGTACACTTTTAAGCCTTGTAGAAAGTGCGGTGATGCCGAAAGGTATGTTGCAACTCGCAGATGTCCGACTTGTAACAAAGCACACGCTAATAAACGAAACGCAAAAGAAGAGGTAAAAATACGCAATAAAGATTACTATAAAAAATATGCGCATACTGAGAAAGGTAAAAAAGTTATAAAAAAAGCAGCTAAAAAGCATAGGGATTTAAAAGCTTATGGCACGTTTCAAGACGCAGACAAAACAAAACGTAGAAGAGATTTAGAAGACTTATTATTAACTAAAGAGAGTAAATTATTATGAGTGAAAAAATATATTTTGGGCAAGCAAAAGAGTTTAAATTTGAAGATGGCGGCACGGTTTTAAATATATCGTTTAGCCTAAAAGATTTAGATAACATGAAAGGGCATACGAATGAAAAAGGGTTTATCAATCTGAAATGCCAAAAGAGAAAAGAGCCTAGTCAGTATGGGCAAACTCATTCAATCATTCTAAGCACTTATGAGGCTAAGAAAAAAGATGAAGGTGTGCAGGGCACGCAAGTTAGTAATGCGCCTGATGATTTAATAGAGGAAGATATCCCTTTTAATTGAGTTCCTTTCTAACTTCATGTATACTTGGGGAACGTTAAACATACCGAGGTTATAGCAGCATGAAGCAATGTTTTAAATGTCAAGAAGAGAAGCCGTTATCTGATTATTACAAGCACAAGCAAATGGGTGACGGTCATCTTAACAAGTGCAAACAATGTACGAAAAACGATGCTACTAATCATCGAAATGATAATTTAGAAAAAGTTCGAGAATATGATAGGGCGCGAGGGAATAGGCAGCCAAAGGGTTATTTAAAAGAATATCGACAAAAATATCCAAACAAATATAAAGCACACAATATGGTTAATAATGCGGTGCGAGATGGTAAGTTATTTCCTTTACCTTGTGAGGTTTGTTTTAAAACGCATGACTTACACGCTCACCATGACGACTATGCGAAGCCTTTAAATGTTAGATGGTTATGCTCAGCGCATCATAGTCAATGGCACGCTGAAAATGGTGAAGCTCTTAACCCGTAAGCTTCTGATTAAAAGTATTGACACTTAATTCAAGGTATGAAACACTATCTAAAATAACAAGGGGAAAAGGGTATGAGAGCAGCAGCAGAAGACTTGCTAAACGATAAGGTTAAGCAGTGGAAATTTTGGGAAGTTTTACAATGTCTCAATCACAAAAATGAAGGCTTAGATTTGCAGCTAGCAGAAATATTGCTCGTGTCGAATCGTGGGCAAGCTTTGATTATTGAGCTGATTAAGGATAAGTTTTTGCAGGATGTTAAAGACCAAGGATTATCTAACGCTATTGATGTATTAAGCAATGATGATGGTGACGATGATTTAAACAAAACCTTTGACGCGCTAATAAACACTGAAGAATCTAGCGAGATTTTAGTCGATAGGGCGTTAGAGGTTTGGGTAGATGAGATAAGAGAGAGGGTGAAGGAATGACTAATATAGTTCGCTGCGTAATAACAAAGGAGGAATTAGTGAATTTACCGTGCTGTGATGAGTACGCTATTCAAAGGCTTCTTGTTCAAAAAGGTTTTATATCAACTACTGGAATAATACAACCAAAACTAAGTGGAATAGTGGGATACACAATAGATTTTGAAACAGGGGATAGAAACTTTTTTCAAGATTTAAGCGAGATTACAAAATGAAACTAGCCCTATCTAAAATGATAACAAAGAAATGCAAAGTAGTTGTTATGCGGCTGTATCTGCAAAATGGGTACTGGTATGCAAGCACTGTTAATGGTGATTATAAAGTGAGTGATTTATTGAGGGAGAGTTTATGAATACGATTGATAAGTTAAAAATGTTTTGCGGTAAAGGTGGTTATTATGGTCGTGATTATATAAGAAACCCTTTTAATGTAGGCGCTTATGTTGTCGCTACTAACGGTCATGTTGTCGCATGGGTGGCTTCAGATGAAAAATTTGAAAATGAAGTGCCTGAAAATGTTACTAAACGAATAGCTGAATGGATAGTTGAGCATAAACCACAAAGCGAATTTTTAGAATTTGACTATAATGCTCTTCATGGTTTTGAAGAAAGCACTTTTATAACTTGCGATAAATGCGACGGCGAAGGCGAGGCAGAATGTTTTGAATGTGGTCACGAAAGCGTTTGTCATGAATGCGACGGTGAAGGGAAAATAGAAAGAGCAGCGCCATTTAGAGCAGTTAAAATAACCGACAAAAACGGATTACAAGAAAAGTATATAAAGCTAATTATTGATGTTGGCGGAAAAATTGGGAAAGAAGAAGCTAGAAGTGATGTTTTTTCTTTTGAAGCAAATGAAATCAACGGGCAACTAATAGCTTGCAGGGTATAATTATGAAAAAAGTAACAAAACCAAAACGCGGACAGCCTAAAAAAGACAGCGTAAGAAAAATGGTGAGTATTAGAATGCACCCTGCTATAACTGAACGCTTAAACAGTGCTGTACGCAAAGGCAGTATAGATAATAAGAGCCGATTTATTGAGATTGCTGTATGTGACAAACTTGGTATGTGTCATCCTGATATTGAATAAAAGTATTGACGTTTAATAATCAAAGGCGCAATATCACTACATCAGCTCAACCGAGCTGCGAATAAGGGGATAACATGGCAACAATATTAACAGGAAACAAATGGCACGATAGGCTTTCAATTATTCAAAACAATCTGCATCACGGATTTAAGTCAGTGTGCAGAGAATTGATTAAGCACAATCGTAAGAATAATTTTATTAACTAGGTGGGTTATGAGCAAATTAATCAATAACTGGATTGAGCTAGCGGAAGTTCCAGAATCCGAAACACACAAACTGCAAATAGATTGGGTAGGGGATATTCGGGCAACTGGATGGATTGTTGATAAGGTAACAAACAAATTCGAACATTATTTATCTACTCATACTTTTTATGGCAATTCTTTTAAAGACTACACTAAACTGTTAAACGAGCATGGATTTGATATTGAGCTAAAAAATTGGGATGAAAAATAACCGCGCATAGCAGGAGTGAGAGATGATAGAGATAAGAAACAATGAAAGAGTTGTTAGGTATAACGATAGCGACGAAGTTAAAGATAAAGTGTTTCAGAGAGTTATACAGTTTTGTATTGAGCATGATTCTTTTATCGGTGAATCAATCGCGCAATCAGACAACCCTAGTATTGATGCCGCACCAACGCTTTGCGAGATTGTGGACGATATTATTCAATTTGATGTTGAGTGGAAATAACCAAGCCTTCGGGCTATTTATCAGTAGGTGGTGGAATTCCGAGAGGATAACAAATAAGGATTGCGGATTCGTGGTCGATTTCACCATCTACTAATAAGTATAAACAGGAGAAGTTATGAACAACGTATTGAATAAACTGATTGAGCTTGGGTATGTGAGCTTTACTGAGAGCATGAAAATGCTTAGTCAGGTTGATATAGATATTTATGAGTTAATGTTAGCAGAGAAAGTCCAACGCGCCCTATTCGATGAGTGCGGGAAGCGTGAAATTGAAATAAGAATTAGAGATAACGAATTAGAAATTTACGACTGGCTATTAAAAGACAGTTTAATTCACGAAGGCGACACCTCGCGCGAATCGTTTTTGAAAGCTTTTTGTAAAGTGGTAGGGATATGAAGATAGCTGCAATATTAACAGCCTATTTATATACGATGGCATTATCTATTATCTGTTTGTACACATATCCAATTGTACAAGATGCTTATAATATTTCATCACGACACGGACTCGTGCAAGGGTGGACAACGGTTTATGTAGTGGTGGGGATAGAGTGATGAGTGAATTAAAACCGTGCCCGTTTTGTGGTGGAGAGGCAAAACGCTTTTCGTTTTCTTACAGTGATAATGTTGCGCTCGTTGGTTGTTGCGGAAAAATTTGTAATTGTAGCCCGATTGCTAGTGTTAGCGTAAAAGCATATCCGCACGATAATACTGAAACAACCTTTTGGAAGGATTTTGATTCAGCTTTTGTGCAAGCCGAAACATTATGGAACACACGCACAACCAACGAGGTGAGAGATGAGTGAATTAGGCTACCAACCTAAAGGGGGTATGTGTGCGACTTGTTCAAAGATTAAAAACGATTGCTCTGAACTACCATTTGAAACCTATCCTAAAATAGGTAGATACAAAGATGGTCTTTTTGAAATCGTGTTAGTGAAATGTTTAGAACATAAACCCAACGAGGTGAGAGATGAGTAAATACGAAAAATCAGTAATTGAATTTGAAGCAGCTAGAAATGAGGCTATGAAAAAGTATTTAGATGCGCGACCTCAGTTATTTGTTACAAGAGAAAAAGAATGCTTTTTTGAAGCAGGTTTTCGCATGGCTTGGGAATTAAACCAAGCCCGCATATCCGAGCTTGAGAAGGCATACTCTCATAAATATAATGGAACTGGTGACAACTGCTTCAAATGTGGATTTGCAAAAGAAGATGGACTACATAATTAACAACATCAACAAGGGGTAGGGTATGACTAATAAAAAATATCTTGTGTGCCCAGGCTTTATGCTAAGCAAAACAGACGGACAAAATCACTGGATTAGCGCAAATCAATTAATAGAGCTTTATAGCGTTAATCCTCAAGAATGTGTAGTTGATATACCAGTAAAAACCAGAGGATGGAACACGGCTCATTTGACAAAGCTTTATCCTCGATACGATGGGAACTACTTATTATCTGAGGCAACAAAATGAAATCCACACTAAAACTAAACGCTATTAAACAAAGCTATCCTAACGACAAACTATTGCAGAAGTATTGTGATGAGGTGATTGAGGAATTGGAAAGGCTTGAACAATGTTCTTGCTTACAACAAGAGGATTATAGTTTTGAAGGTATGGTTAACGAAGGTGATTTATGAACGATTTAATAGAAATGGTGGTGCAGTTTAGAAACTCAATCTGGAACGACACTATTAAAACGCTAGAGTTTAATAAAATTGTTCGCGGGTATGATTCTAAAATCAAAGAGCTTGAGCAGCAACTAGCTGACTTAGAAGATACCGAGCAAGTTTTAACAAATACTCGAAACATGGCGGCAAAAAGGTTTTCAGAGTTTAGAAAAGAAGTTGATACACTCACAGAGCAACTAGCGAAGGAGCGGGAGGCTAACAGATGGATACCAGTGAGTGAGAGATTGCACGACAATAGAGCGAAGCAAAATTTAGGTCGAACAAAATCTGGTGATTATGTAATTTGCTATCACGATGAGCTAGGGTTTTCAGTAGCTACAGAAATTGGAAACCGATATATACATAATATAACGCATGTGCGGTCAATCAACCCACCATCGGAGGCGGCAACTAAATAAGGCTAGTGTAGTTTGCAGACTTATAACTGTAGAAGCGTGGTAGCTATAAACAAGAGAATATCCGCTAGCCGACTAACTGAGGATTTATGAGAAAATACAAAGAAGATTCATTTTACCTGCCCTACATTAAAAGGTTCGCAGGTAAATTATCAAGGCAAGAAATAGCTGATTTAATATTGCAGGAGACTGGTGATTATGTTGAAATGAATCATATTCAAGGTGTAGCGAGTAAGTATTTAATTAGCTTGCGAATGCCTAAGAAATCTAAACCAGTGCGAGAGATTGATAGAAAGTATTTTGAAGTTAAGCGCGACCCATTCGGGAAGTGTTCAGTAATAATGAACAAGGGGGATATATGAACGAAATCGAATTAAACAACATAATGGATAGAATCAGCGTAAGCAGCCCTGAATCGCCTATTTCAGTCTTTAAATGTGAAAACGGTTTAAAGGCTGTATTCGGGCGTACAAGGCTAACTGATTTCTGGATTAAGCAAGGTAATCCCGTTTACATCGGCACGTTTGATGGCAGTTATAATCCGCATAGCGTGCATAGAATCTTAGTGAGTGCGAGTTTATGAATCTAGATAAAACATTTTGCGCTAGCGAGACTTGTACAAATACTGAATGTGAGTTATTTCTGAGTGATAAGGTTATCGAGTTAAGCGATAAGCTTGAGGTTTATTTAAAAGTTAGAGATTATACGAGAAGCTGTGTTGATTACAGCGAGGATGATGTTTAATTTATATCATGATGCAAAAAAGAAAGTTATTTGAAGGCTATACTCGGACATTCACAAGGCTTAGATGGAAGCTGTATCGAAAGCGGGATGATGCTAAAAACACTAGAAGATTTTTAGAGATGAAAAAGCATAGAAAGTTTCTATTCGTTGCAAACTTTTAAATCAAACTGAGCTTGTGCTAACAAGGCTTTACATTCACCGTAGCTAGTTGCCATTTCAATGATGTGACTACCATCTTCCTCCCATAACGGGAGGTCTGCACAAGTCTTATTCTGCGTTGTCGAAATGCAAGCTATTCGAGGTGGTAACGGCTTTGTTCCACAATTCGGCATAGCTATCAACACTAAGCTGATTATTATCACTAACCAAAGGAATCGCGTTAAGTTTTTCATTATTGATACTCTGTTTTTTTCTAACTTCTTTTGAATGTTTCTGGGTAGCTGCAGCATTTTTGTTATGCCTCTCTATTTGTTTTTCTAATGCGATGTTAGCCTTTTTAACTTCTTTATTAACACCATAATTATAGGCGAAATAACCTACAAAACCATTACTTAGAATAAAGAGTGCTACCAATATCTGTAATCTAATCATTTTTAAGCTTACTAATAATGTCGTTTTTAGCTTTTGAGCCTTCGCTGCTACCGTATTTAAAGTCTATAATTGTAGATGCCTTAGCCCCTAACCACCCGATAACGATGTTAATCAATTCTAAATCAGATTCATGCGGAATAAATGTGACAGCAAACGCATATACTAGAAAAGAGCATACGACTAATAACCCTAAACAGTCTTTTAGTTTCATGGCTTAAATAAATTTATTCCAAAATGATTATTACGAATATCCACATGAAGCCAACTGACATCATCTTCTAAAGTAATTGAAGGTGATATTTTTAACCACTTTTCAGGGTTTGAAATCATAGATTTTCTAACATCATCAGCTTTTATATCATTAAAGATTATATCCGCTGCGCGTCCGAATGAATGTTGCGAGTAAGGCGTATAATCGGGGCTATCAGTCGTTCTTAATCCTGACCATTGCCTATCACCGCCAAACATATAATTATTGATTGTAGCGCGTCCAAACTCGTTACGCATTGCATCCAGTAATTCAATTAAAGTGGGGTCAATTAATATCCATCCTTTTTCGCCAAACTTTTGAAATGCTTTAGGCGGGATTAATTCGTGAATTTTAAAGTGCTTAGACTTAATCATCTATTTTATCCAAAGCATCATGGAATTTATGAAAGCGTCTAGCATTCTCTTCCATCTCTTGCTGAAATAAAATGTTATCTCTACGCCTTTTATCCAAGTGGCAAAATATCATAGTTAAGGCTAATAATGCTGAGCAGAATACACTAAATTTACCCATGTCAAACCAGTTATAAAAACCTAGCGTAAAGCCTGAAATTATCGTGAATATTCCCGCTTTATCATCGGTTGCAATATCAGTTATTTTTTCTACTACGCTCATAAAATCCTCTTATTTTACCAACCGTAAATATCGAATATTTCGTATCTTATCATTCCATTCTCATCAAAAACAGTATCTCTAGGTAAGAAATGCTGCGTATAAGTACCGTCATCTTCTTGATATAACAAGACTTCGTGAGGGAAGTACTTCTCTGATACGAATATGAAGCTAAAGAATAGAAGGGTTGTGGCTATCATATAGTGACATAGCCCATTCTCATATATCTGAGGGTGTCTAAAAGCGAATCTACAAATGCAAAATCTGTAGAGCTAATTCTACACATATAACACTCGCCTGTTGCGCCAATGTTTATACTAAACCCAACTTGTGCCCAATCTGTACCATTAAAACGATAAATCTTGAGCTGGTCGCTAGTAGAATCTATAAACAAAACATCAGTGCTATTTATCGAACAAAGCGCAGGAATTCCTGCGAAAGCCGTTACCGCTAAACTATTACCAACCTGCGCCCAATCTGCACCATCGAACCCGTAAGTTCTCAAAGAGTCGTTTGTTACATCAACAAAAGCGATTGTGCTAGAAGTAAGTTTTGTTATTGCAGCCTGTCCAACCGTTGCAATCGCTAAAGAATTGCCAACCTGCGCCCAGTTTGAACCGTCAAAATCATAGGCTCTTAGAGCATCATTAGTATCATCAATAAACGCTACGCGGCTTGAGCTAAGTGCGCAAATATTTGGTGTGCCAGTAGTGGCAATAGTTAATCCAGAACCTACCAAAACCCAATCTGTACCATTCCAATCATAAGCGCGTAAACTATCGTTGGTTAAGTCAATAAATGCTATTCTGGTTGAGCTAAGCGCAGTAATGGATGGTGTGCCAATGGTTGTAATAGCTAAAGAATTGCCCACTTGTGACCATGTATAAGTTGACATGGAAAAACGATACGTTCTAAGAGCATCGTTAGTCGAATCTACAAATGCAACATCATAACCACTTAAATACGCAACAGCAGGATTGCCAACTGTTGCAATTGACGTCCCTCCTAATTGATATACACCTGCCCAATTAGGGGATGCGGGTACGGATGAACTACTGCTGCCTAATATGTCAACACTTATCTTATTAGCTTCAATCATTTTTTATCACCATAATCATTTAAACGTCACCACATCCCATACTTTTTTTAGTACGGTGCGAGAGTCGAGAATAGGTCTTTGAACATCTAAACCTAGCTCTAAATTCTTGTAATAAATCCGTAAATCATCACGGTATTTTTTAAGTCCGATAGGCTCTACACCTGATTCAAACCATCGCAGAATATCTAAATCTGTCGCTTCAAGTTGTTTAATAGCCCATGCCTTTTCAGGATTTTTAGCGGCTAGTTGTTTTAATGCTTCTTGTCTAGGTTTTAATGATTCATGGTCAACTATTACACCGTCAACTTTTAATACTTTAGTATTCCACTCAATCGCTTGAGCGTTAGGATATATTTCTCTAGCAGCTTCTAACATTATATGCACATCCCCACAAAGGTAGTTAAACAGGTTTCGATTGCACTAGCAGGAGCTGTCCGAGCACGATTTGAATAAAATGATTCAGCCGTACCCGCTGAGGTATTAGCGCAATATAAACGATAAATAACGGTACTACCTGATGCGGGTGGTGAGTCGTCATTGATGACTACTGGAAATGTACTAGGAGAAACACCTGCTTGAAGGTCAAGAGGTGCGGCACATATCACACTATAATAATTTGACGAACCGTCACGCGAATTAGGAAGGATTGCATAAGCACCACCATTAACTGACCTATAAACAACAAAACCTATAGCCGCTGCGTTATCGGTAGCTTCGCCTGATAAATCCCATCTTGTATTAACTTTAGTGCATCCGCTAGGAATGGTTAAAGTTATATCAAGGTCAGAAGTCATCGCAACCACACCTTGAGCAGCGGGCGCATAGTCTGCCATAGTCCGAGTGCTGCCTGAATATATAGCGCGTACAGGCTGACTTGTAGTGTATATGACTGGTCCAATCTTTTTGACTTCAATCATATCAATACCCGCTGACGATAGTTACCGACCATGTAGTGCCATTCATGCCCGCTGCTGTAAAGATAAAATTCTCTACGGGAACATTCTCAAGATTAATTGTGAAAGGCTCGCCACTTGTTGCAAGGTTAATTACTTTAGCAACCGAGTTTTCAAATACTGGCTCGGCATTTTTGCCACCTATTGCAGTGCTTGTAATAGTGATAGTGCCCGCTGTATTAGTACCTTCGTTAATGGTGATGCAATGCTTATCAAGATAAGGGTCTCCCTTGTCTCTTGAGGCTGTGATAGGCGACTTATTCACCGTAACTGTGGCAGTGCCGTCAGCCGCTATACCTGTTGCTGTTTGTAGTTGATAAAACATAAATGCTCCTATAAATTAACCTTAAAAATTACTGTTGATACTAAACTTAACCCTAAATCAATCGTGATGTATTTGGTTTCTTTACTGATGAGTAGAGAGGCTTGGGGCATGATTCCTTTATAGTTATCAAAATCATCCTCTTTAGTATCGTATCGCGTGAAATAGCCATCTTTGTTTCTAAACAATAATAACTTTCCATCACATTCATAAGTACCACTGTAACCACTTGCCGCACCTATTCGATAGCCAAAATCTAACCCGAATTTATGATAAGGTTTTTGAATCTTAGCGATAAAAAAAGATGTTTTCTCGATTGAGTTTTTATATGCGCCTACTTCATAACCTTGCCTTTCTAAACCTATCGCGGGGTGCGTTTCATTGTACTCGCAAACACTATTTTCAAAGTGATGAGATACCCCGCCCACAATTAGCTTATCTGCTGCAAGCAAAGAAGGTAAAAGCAATGTAAGTAAAAGGATTATTCTCATACTAAGTCAGTCACCGTAGGCAGGAATCTCCATCCGTAAGTTAAAAGGTCAACCGTGCCAAGTGTAGCAAATCCTAACCCGACCTCTCTATGTCTAATTTGTGAAGAGCTACTTACTTTTAACTCCATCTGAACGGTGTCGAATCCAGTGTCTCCTGCTTGCGCTGAAAATATAGTTGCTGTAGGGGCTGTGTTGGTTTGGTTTGTTTGAGTTAACAGCCCCACTACGCTCGTGCCACCACCACTCTCTTCTATCGTGTAAGTGACTAAAACATTCATAAAAGGGGGGCATACTACAGTAGAGCTTGTGCCGCCAGATGATTCAGATATAGACGCATCAATAGGGACATCCCACAAAATACGGTTATCCCCACCATCAACAAAGTCAATAATATTAGCACTACCATCTGTTTTTACAGCGCCTATCAATCTTGAAATATTAAAACCCGCTGCTGTTGCTACTGCATCACTTAAACTTTTAGCTTTAGTGGTTGCAAAAATAACATCGCAATCATTAGGGTTTGTGCTTTTAGACAATAGCCAAATTCCATACCATGTATTATTACCTAGAGCGTCATCATCACTCAAGCCGCCTAAAGCAGTACCGACTGCGAAGGTAGCGTCAATTTGTTTAGTAAATGCGCTTGCCAAAGTCATTCTATAGACATTATTTGTGTCCATGATTGAACCTGCGCTCACTGTTATATCATGGTCAGCGTCAGCAGCTTGTATATAACTTAACCCCGTTTTCCATTCTAAACCATATCCATTATTATTATTCCGAGGGTTAAGCAACATCCAGACATCATTAGTTAAGGAGTAGCTAAGATACATTTTATATCCCGCTCCCCCTGTGTCGCCTATTTGTAAAGCTAAATTGTTATCGCGCTTAATCGTCTTAGCGCCTAAACTATTTAGGTTAAATGTAGGATTAGCGATTGTGTTTGCTGCGTGGGTTAATTCAACAATAACTTGTAATTGGTCTGACATACTACCAGGTGATGTTGCTAAGTCTGCTTTAATAATATCAGCCGAGCTAGCCGCTGCACTTAAAACACCGATAGCCGCGCTTCCTACATCTTGTAAAACACTATATCCAACAATAGTTGGACCATAAGCCGTACCGCCTGAATCTTTTCTAACAATGTCATAAGTGGTCGCATCGTTATAGTAAATAGCTACAGGGCTACCGCTATTAGTAGGCAATCCTGTAGCGCCTATTGTTACGCTAGTGGCAGTTGAAGAACCTGCGCTATCAAAGGCTATATTTGTCGGCGTTGAAGTGCCTGTAATGTAAAAATACAGCACATGACCTGTAGCAGGAGCGCCATTACTATCTATAAACTGGTGCGCTGTGGGTGCGCCTATTGTGTATGCCATTTATTTACTCTCTTTTAATAAGTCTCTAAGTGCTTTAATCTTTGTTCTTTCTGTAGGCTCGTTTTTTAACATCTTACCGCCCACTGCTTTAGCGGCGTTTCTACCCGCTTGAATGTATGAGCCTGTAGCGGCATCAAGAGCTACGTTAGCCGCTGTATCTTTCATCGCGTCTCTTGTCTGAGCAGGAAAACTACCCGATGCAAATGATTTAAACTCTCGCTCGAAATTGTCATAAAACCGTGCAAGCTCAACAATATCATCATCATATTTGCCGCCATATTTAGCAGACATATCATTCAAGTTTTTGATAGCTTCTTGCATATCTTGACCTGAGCGATACTGAGTTAAAACTTTTCTAGCCTCTTGTCCGACTGAGTTATCAATTCTATCAGAATAAGGGTTAAACTTTTTACCACCCATAACTTTTTGAAAGTCGTTTAGTGTGCCGATTGTCTCGCTATAACTATCATTTGCAGCTGCATAATCAGGCGAAGCGTCTCTAAGTTTTTGATTAAATCCATCTCTTAATTTATCAAGTGCTTTTTCACCTTTATCATTAAAAGGCACATTAACATCAGCTTTTGCGTCATAAATAGCGTTTGCAATAAATTGTTTTTCTTTGTGTAAATCTTTAGCTTTGTAGTTTGTCTTTAATCGAGCATCAACTGTCTTAATAACCTTTACAGTGCTAGGGTTTAATTCAATCTCTGAGCCTTTAAAGTTTAATTTACCGTCTATTCTTTTTACGCCTAATGAGTTTAGAGAATCTTCCCATTCATCAATAGCATCATAGATTTCAAAGTTTTGTTTTTCCATGCCTTGCACGGCTTTAGTAATATCCTTACCCGCTTTATGATTAGCATCTAATACCGTATCAAAGCGTTTCATTACCCTTTCGCCTATAATGACGTTAGGTCTGCCTAAATCTTTTTCGCCATACTCTAGGATGTTAGCGCCTCTATCTAAGATTCTTTGTGCTTCGCGTCTTGTGCCTGAATCTAGTCTGATAGTTTGAGCAATAGTTTCATCGGTTATATTTTGCTTTTGTGCAATTTTTGCTAAAGGTCTATCAACAATTCTACCGCTTACGGGGTCAATCTTTTTATCAATAAAATACTTGCTGCCTTCTTGAATGCCTTTTCTTATTTCAGCTGTTTTTAAATCTTCAGCTTTTCTAGGCATAGTTTCTAAAATGTCGCGCCCTGTTTGTACTCCTTGTTTTAAACCTTTAGCGCCTTGAGAGGCTGCATCTATTCCTTTAGTAATTACCTTGCCCGCCGCTGCATAAGGAATAACATCAGTAGCCATAGTAGCCGCTGTAGCAAGCGCAGGGCTGCCAGTTTCCTCAAGCGTTCTATCGCCTAGAGTTTGTGATATTCCTTTACCTTGAGCGTTTTGTACGGTTTGAGAGGCTTGGTCTAAACCTTGACCAGTAGCTAATTCACCTAAGCCCATTAAACCTGATACAGGTTGCTGTACAACATTAGCAGCCTTTTCCATAAAGCCGCCTATATCTTGTAATTGACCTTGTGACCTTTCTGAAGGTGCGTTAGGTGATAGTTTAGCCAAAGTGCTTTCAACTGTCTGATTCATATCTTGGTCAGATTCGATAAAAGCAGCCGCATCATTAAAACCTTGTCGTCTTAATCCTTCTGCAAAGTTGTTTCTTAATCCTGTTGCTAATCCCGTTAAGCCTGAAGTAGCTTGAGATGCAACGGTTTTACCTAAGTAACCCGCTGTTTCACCTGATGCACCTAAGAAGCCTTGATTATCTTGTGATTGTGTGCGCTGCATAGCCTGAGCTTTTACAGCTTGTATTTTTTGCTGTATCTGCTCATCTGTAGCACCTTCAGGTATATTGAGAGTCGCTACCTCGTTGCCTTCAGAATCTCTGATTATGGCTTGAGTCATTATCTAAACTCCACACTAAAGCCATCGCCTAAATCTTGCCCCGCACCTTGCGATACTATTCCTTGTTTTTTTGGAGCGCCTAGTTTTCCTCTAATAGATTCTGCTTGTCGTGTTTTTGATTCTATAAACGCATCTAACTGAGCATTCTTTTCCTCTGGGCTTAAATCTGGGTCGCCTAATGTCGCCTTTAAAGCTGCCCCTTCTTTTTCCGTAAATGCCGAGCCGAAAGTTTGCTTTAACAATGGCAAAACCTCGTTAGAGACAGTGGCAATATATTTAGCTCTAGAAGTAGCTCCTTCACTTGGTTTAAATCCAAGCTCCCTAGATACAGCATCATAAGCCTTGCCGCTAGTACTGTATGTGGCAGTCGAACCAAGCTCTTTTAAGTTAGATACAATTTCTTGCAACGCAGGTAATGACGAATCTAAAGATTGAAGTTGTTCATAGTCACCCGCCTTAGTAGCACCGCCCGCTGTGCCTTGAGCAACTTGCGCAGCCCTCGCAGCATCTCTCGAGGTAGCCTCTTCAGGCGCAACTATTTGAGTTAGGTTGCCGCTAGCATCACGCACAGCTTTACCGCCGCCGCCCGTGTCTACAATTTTTCCCTCTCTTTTAAGATTTACATATTCTTGCTGAGCTGTGTCATCTAAAGACTTATAGTATTTGTACTCTCGAACATTCGCAGGGTCTATTGCACCCATTGCATCGCCTTGCAATATTCCAGTCTTAACGCCTAACTCTCTAACCCTGTCTAATTCAGCTAGTAACTGCTCATCAGTAGTATTAGGGTCGAAAGCCATCTCTCTTAATTCGATTGAGTCTTGCATACCTCTACCGCCTTTAACAGTAGGACCTTTATCTATTCTTTGAGTGAGATATTCAATCATTCCCTCTCTACCATTTCGTTGAAATGCACCGCGCACCTCTTCGCCACCTAGCACAATAGACTTTAATTCTGCTTGCTTTGTCGCATCGTCTAACTGTAAATCAGCCGTGCTTTGTTGTGTTTGAAATAGCTTGTTTCGTAAAGGCTTATTTTCTCTATCTTCTTTTGCTTTGTCGTATGCACTTCTAGTTAATAAACCGCCTTGAATAGCCCCGACTGCATTAGGCACTTGACCTTGTAAAAGGATATTTGCATCAATAGCCATTAACTTAACCTCACAGGGGCGTATTTTTCAGTGACTTTATAGAATCCGCTATCGTCTAAAATAACGTGCTCAGGGTCAGTTTTGAGAAGGTCTTGAGCCATATAACCTAAGTATCTAATCTCATCGCCATTATAGCTAAATCGGTATAAAGTATTGCCGTTAGTATCTTGACCATGCCTTATAATATTGTGCTTCAACCGTGAATCTGAGAAGGCTAACGCGCCTAAACCTATCATATTACCTACGCCTTGACTTCTTGCATTTGCAGCGCCCATTAAACCTGCCGCTTGTGCATTAGCACCGCCTGTAATCGCGCCTGATGACATTGCAGCTTGATTAGCCGCTGATGCTTGCCCCATTTGAATCGGGCTAAGTAATCGGTTGTATTGACTATTAATTAAATTATCACCCGTGGCTAAGTAGTTTTGGAATAGGCTATTAACCATACCGCCGCTATTAAACTTGCCTGATAATGCAGCTTGATTGCCAGATTGAACATTTGCTGAATTGAGTGCAGCGTCAAACATAGGGTTATTTTGAAGATAGCCCATAGGATTATCTATCAGGCTTTGTAAGCCTTGTATGTTTTGCTGACCTAATTGCCGATAGGGTGCGCTTAATCGCTCAGATTGCGCTCTATCTTCTTGTGATGCTAAGTATTGAAGTTTACCGCCTCTTTTCGCGGCATCAGCGGCATCAGCGCCTGTTATGGAACTTACCGTATCTTTAACAAAACTCATATTTTTCTCTCCAATGTTAGATAGTGTCTATCGCCTACCATACCACTGTCTATAAGACCAGATTTTAACGCAAATTTGTAAACATTGATATACTTGGGGTGTATGTACGCAACTAGCTTTTTAGCGCCTATTTCATTGAATGCGTATTCGATTGCTTCTTGACCTGTTTCGAAAGCAATGTCTCTAGATTCTGGCAATACGTTCGCATGAATCTGCCAGTCTTTACCATCGGGATGCAAGATAAACAAAGCGCCTCCATTGATTAAATAATGAAACTCATCACTCAAAGGAATTGGAAAATCAGAATTATTATCATCACTAATATTAGGCAAAATAGCCTCGTGAGTTAATATTTCCCGTATCTTTTTCTCATCTCTTGTGCGCTCAATCATATTGTTTCAATGTTTGCTCTAATCTGCTCAAGTAAATCAAATATCCGTTTAAATATCGGATAAAGCTCAGGGTGAGTTCTTTGTAATTCTGCTAATTCTTGTAAACCTATTACATCAACCGTTACTGTTGCCATTTAATACCCCGCATCGTTAATATCTACTGTGCCACCCGTGAAAACCGTAAACGGCACAGGGTCGCTTATCATTATTCTAGGCACTATTTCGTACCCTGTTGTGAAGTGGTCAAACTTAACCTTTCTAGCGTAATCACCCGCTACACCTATCGAGACAAAATCTTCGCCATCATATACCTGACCGCCACTAGGGCTAATCTCGCATATAATCTGTGGTGTACTGCCTTGCCCCGTTGTTAAGCCTACACCCGTCTGCATAGGAATTACCATGCTAGAGAATGTAATTTGATTTTGTGGTACGCCAATCATTGCACCGTTAATTGGATTGCCTGTTAAGATTCTTAATCGTGGCAAGCTATTATCTGTGTAGGTATCAAAATCCATCTCGTAGGTACTACCAGTTATTGCGTCGGTAACAAGATTCTTTTTATAGCAATATTGTACGTTATTGCCTATCCAAGCTGCTCGGGTATTTCTGTCAGTACCGCTTGAAAGTGTTACCCAATAATCATTGGTTTCTGAATAAAGTAACGCATCACCCGCGCTAGGGAATTTTAATAAAACAAATACCTGACCTTTAATGGTATAGGATGAAATAATGCAATCAGCAATAAAATCATAATTCTCGATAATTTCAGAAACGGACGAAGTATTCACGGGAGTAGAGCTTGTGCCTACGCATTTGTAAACCCGTCTATCATCGCCTAAAAAGTACAGATAGGCATCACTATTGCCGACTGCATACTTTCCTGCAATACCAATATCTTGTAATGATGAGCCTCTACGGTCTACAGGAGGGTTTCCACTGCCTGAAAAATACCAAGCTTCAGTGCTTGAGCTGCCAAAGAAATAGATTAAACCTTGAAACACATAACCACGAATTAAATCATCACTGCGCTCGTCTGCTGTTGCATAATTAAGAGCGTTCCATGTATCAATATCACCTAAGTCAGAAGTAGCGAATCTTTGCCCATCGCCACCCATAATAAAAGTGTTATTAGTAAAAGTTATCCATGAGGGATTGGTAATAACCGCTTGAGATACGGTAGAAACTACACCGCCTGAGTATTTATACAGTGTGTCATTTGCAACAATCGCTAAGTCAGTACCATCATCCGAGAATATAGCTCTATCACCGCCCGCAATAGCACCTAAACTCGTTCTAAGCCCATAGGCATCTTCTTTATACAAGGTAGTACTTGTTATGACATAACGCTCATCAGCAAAGACATAAGAGCCTCTATCTGCACCGCTACCCGTGCCAAATAGTTTTAATCCGGGCAAGTCATGCCATGCAATACGCCCATTTGACTCACTTCTAGTCATGTAAACATTTCTAAGATTAGCAGGGCTAAACTGTATCGACTTGTCGCCTCCCAAAATGGGAGTAAAATCATAAGGCACTATCACGGTGTAGGACCTTCTCTTTTCATAGATTTAGCAGAAGGATAACGCCCTTTCTTATCAGCATTATTAGCTTGAGTTAATGCCCTTTCAAACTTAGCTTCGTATTTCATAGCTTGAGCTTCATTTTGTGCCCAATCGAAATAATGCTTTAGGCTTCCGTATAAATAAACCATTGGATGATAGGTTAAAACTGCGTTTGTAGTATTTGAGCTTGATAAAGCCGTTAATCGTTTAAAGTAAAGTAATTCATAGCCATAAGTACTATCGGGCGTTCTATCAAATTCTATTTGTTCAGTTATTGTGTAATCCGTAGGTACTCCCGAGCTGCTCGAAATGTTTAAAGCTTCGGGCACTCTAAAGGTTAATTCTCTAGGTGGGTTTGTGGTAAGTCTTAGTTTTCGAGTTTCTAAATAATCACTAGGTAGAGCTAATGTTCTGCCTGATAAATTACCCGTAGCCCTTGTCTGCATTTCTTTGATTCTTAATTCGCGCCATATATCGGCTTCAGCTAAATCTATAAAGGTATCGAGCTTATCAGAGGCGTCACCACGCTTGCCCCAATCCCCTATTGCTGTTTTTAATTCGTTATAAGTGCTAATTGCCATATTTTTTTACGATTACGAAAAAACCGCTCTCAGTTAGTTGAAATGTTATTAAATTAAATCTTTTCTGTATTTGAGGTAGCCACCATGACGAAGGCGCTTGTATTAAATGCGCGTTTCTACCGTCTGATAGTGTTTTAAGTGCTGCACCTGTATGAATTGAAAAGAATCCAAAAAACTCTACACATCTTTGTAAATCATCTAATACCGCGTCTAAATGGTCAGGCTCGATATGCTCAAGCACATCAATACACGCTACAAACTGACACGAATCAGGCGACTTACTCCATTCAGGTCTAGCAGGGTCATAGTGTGTCACTTTTACATCGTGATTCACTTTTAAGCTTTTAGCTAAATTGCCTTTCCCTGAACCATAATCAAGCATTTCAGTAATACCAACTTTATTGATAAAGTCAGATACTAAAGGAGCAAAGGCTTTTGACGCATTCCCATATTCAGGGTTTAGATGCAATATCTCTTGCTCTTTTCGATAGGCTTCGCTAATCATTTGCATACCGCTTGATAAAATATCTGCTTATTAGCACTACCCCCTATAGCTACACCGCCCGCTATCTTAAAACTCTTAGCGATATGAGCATTAACCATTGCTTCTAACTCTTCTCTTGTTGTTGCTTCTAGTATTCTATATTTCATGCGCTTGCCACCATTAAAGTTTTTTCATTATACCATTCATTTGAGAATTCTTGCACTTCATAACCTTCAAAACACGGTGTACCTAGTGTGAAGTGTGCTATTTTAGCGTTAGGATTCTCATCATACTCACCTACTAAGTGATTCCATTCTTTAGGCAACTCACCTATTGAATTTGCCCATTCAAACTGATGTAAATACTTGCCCGACATACCATTAACTCTTTCAGGCGTTAACCGCTTACATTTAAAGCAATTAAATACAATAAAGCTTGACCAGTTTTTCTTAGGGTAGGCGTGTTGCTTATTACCTAAGAATTTTACACCCTCTTTAGGTGTGTAATCATGTTTAACCACAAAGGCATCATGTCTTAAATCAATATATTGCAATACTTCGTAAATATCACACCTGACTAACATATCACAATCCATAAAGATTGCCTGACCTTCATAGCCTGCTAAATAAGGTGTTAAAAACCTTGAGAATGAAAACTCTGTGCTACCGTCCTCAATTCCTCTAGTAAATTCAGGTATGTTTCTTTTGTTAATAGGAATAAATGATACTGGACCTGATGCTCGTCTTAGTATCGAATGGCAAAGTACATGGTAAGCTACTGTCTCATTCTGGTCATATCCAATCATTATTCGTAACATTTCATTTCACCCTTTACTTTAGTTATTAACTCTTTCCAAGTGCTTGTTTGGCGCATTAGTTTAACTGAATTATACCAACTAAACTGCCCTTTGTCGTGATACCGATAACCCGCTTCTTTAGGTACTAAAACTATACAAGGGATTCCTAAAGCACCCGCTACATAGACAACTGTTGTACAAGCCGTTACCACTAAATCAAGCTCACCTATTAACCCTGCTAAGTCGTCAATATCCCCACCTTTAGCCGTTGCTCTAGGGTATGATTTAATACCGTACTTATCTAGTTCACTCTGATTAACTTCTTTATATTCAAGGCTGATAAACGTATCGCTATCATTAAATAAAGGCTCAAAATCAGATAGTTGTAATGTTCTTTTTTTAGCACCCGTATTAGGCAGCCCACCGCTCCACGCAATACCTATCTTTCTACCTTTGAAGGTGTCAAATAACGCCCTCCACTGTAGACTTCTTTCAGGGTCAGTCTTTAGATAAGGGTTTCCCGTGAAACTCTCTTCACTTTGTCGATAAAAGTAAGGTAATTGACCTATTGCACATTGATAATCAGGCTTATTTTCGTCTAAGAGAGGGGTTTCTTTACTAAAGCGAGTACCGTACACCTTACAATCAAAACTACGCGCAAACAGCCCTTTAAGGCGCTTGTCAGTGTCTAAAATAACATCATTAGTGGCTAGTACATCGGGTAGACAAGATGCAAACATAATCTCATCACCTACGCCCTGCTCACCGTAAATAACTACCGTACCTTTTTGCCCTTCCCATTCAGGCAAACCGTAATCGCGTCTCTCCCTATGCTTAACGCCTAAAGTATCGTAATAGTTTTTCCAACCTTCTACCCAATTCCTAACCATTAGCTGAGCTAAGCCCATATTATGTTTAGCAGCTATTAAGTTAGGGTCAATATTTAAGGCTTTTTTACATAACTCAATACACTTATCAGGCTTTCCTGTTTGCAAATATAACAACGCTTCATTTGCATAAGCATGAGCATTCTTAGGGTTTATTTGTGATGCCTTTTGAAACATCTTTAAGGCTTTTTGAGAATCAAAGTCTTCTAAGCACATTCCCATATTAGAGTAAACTTCAGACACATTGGGGCGTAATTGAGCGCACCTTTCATACATATGATAAGCCATACCATAACGCTCAGCTTCCATCATTAAATAGGCAGACATAAACAAAGCCATTTGACCATACTTACCCTCAAAGTCTTTATTTAGTACATCGTTGCAAATACGTAAAGCTAAGTCAGGGTCAGTTTTAGCTAACTGTTTAGCCTTTAATAAATCCCCTTCCATTAGTACGCCCTTATATTTTGCGCTGATACGCCCCGCCATTCAGTTGGACCTAGTTTGCTAAAGCAACACTGACACTGAACCTCTGTTACCCATACTTCCGTACCGTCTTTCTCTTTCCCGCAGTCTACGCACTTTGCAGAATCAGCCCATGCTTTATACTGTTGAAAATTACTATCTATAAATGTTTCTTTTTTCATTTTTAGTTCCCCTTAGTTAATACGCCCTTAGATATTTATACTCACTACTTTGAAGCAACTTCTCTAACTTTTTTAAATCGTCTTTATTGAATACATCTATGTTATGGTCTTGCTTAATCTTCATTATTACATTATTAGGAATAGTGGCTAAGTGTAACATATCGTTTTTACGCCCTCTATCTGAATAGCTAGAGTCGTTTTGAAGTCTTTTGTTTCTTTCGATTATCCTTGATACATCTTGAGTGCTTTCAATCCACGTTTTACCCGTTCCATTATCGAAGTGATGCCATGTGCTAATACCTGTAAAAGCATTATGGTCTATTAAACGTCTACTCATTTTATCCCCATAAAAAAGGGTAGCCCGAAGACTACCCTTATTCTTATTAACTACTACGAAGTAGTTAGGTCAGTTACTTTACCGCTAGCGGCTTGGTTTTTACTTACCAAGGTTAGCTCAGTTACCATTTGCGCCTTATCATTATCACCAGTTTTACCTAGTGAATTCATAACAAGCTCACGAAGGAAACTTACGCCCCAATATTGCATATCCAAAACAAACGCAGTTCTATCACGTTGGAATCGGTTAGGCACTACTTTAAGGATACCAAAGTTAGATTTGTAGAAGTCTACAGCTCCAATTAAGGTTACATCACCTTTCGCATTAGCATCGGTTTGTAGTGTAGAAATACCACTAAAACCAGAGATGATAGTGCGGTTAAATGGTCCAACCATAATGGTATCTGGCTCACCACCTTGAGTCCAACACGCTTGAATAACAGCGTCTAAACCTGCTTTAGTGAATGTACCTTGTACGGTTGAATCAACAGGAGCAGCAACTACACCCGCAGCAAATCCCGCTGTGGTTTGAGCTGTGCCTGTACCCAACGATGTTTTGTTAGTTGATAGCCATGATTCAAGAGAAGCTAAAGCTCGTCCTGTACCTACACCGCCCGCGCTAGAAGCTTGGTTACGGGTTAATGCGTATTCAATATCACGCTTCAACTCTTTACCTGCTTTAGTGGTTTGATATGAGTACTCATCAGCACGCCCTGCACTCTTAACGCTGCGTTGTGTGCCTGACACAATAACAGTTTGTTGCATAATCTGATTGTAGTTACCCATGCGAGTAGTTGGAGCTAGTGTTGCGCCAGTTGCATCATTACCTTCTAATGCAATGTTAGCAGCCGCAGCTCTTAAAGCATCTGTTTGCCATTCTGTGTAAACAGCAGCAGAGCTAGTTTTTTCGCACCCTTGAAAGAATGGAAATTCCATCGGGGAAATATCGTAAATGATATCTGATAAATCTTCTCTATTACCTATGACCGAGAAGCTAGTCCATGTATTTGTTGGTAAAGCCATTTTGTGCCACCTATTTAATTAATTGATAAAAGTTTAGCAGCGTCTTTCCAGTTACCTGTTTTCTTGAATGTTTCTCTAGCAGATTTAATTTTGTTATCTTCTGGATTAACTCGAGTCGAGGCATTAGGTTTAGCCGCCTTTGGGATTGTTTTTTCTATTTTCGCTTCAAGATTCGCGCTTTGTATTTCATCAAACTTCTTTGCTTTATTAGCTAATACAAACATTCTATGGTCAGTGATATTCTCTAATTCTTGTGAGGTATATCCCATTGATTCCATAGATTTTAATAATACAGCCGCTTCTTTAGCCATTATCTCGGGGTCGCTCCATTCGGGGAAAACCTCAAGTAATGCTGCGCGTTCTTTAGCAACTAACTTATCATTCTTTGCCTTAAACTCTGTATCACGACTTGCTTTTAACTTGTTAAACTTTTCGACTTTAGCATTTATCCTGTCTAATTCTCTTAGGTATTGTTCAGGGTCATCTTCTCGCAAAGCTTTAAATTCAGGGCTATCTAATTTAGCTAGCTCATCATTTACAATTAACTGCGCGTCTTGTATTTTACTATCTAGCTCAGACGTTTTTGCTTCAATACTTTCACGTTCTTTAGCTAATTCTTTGGCTTTCTTTTGGTAGTGTTGCTCTCGAGAATAGCCTTTTTTAAGCTCTTCATAATCAACCTCCAACTCTTCGCCATCTACTTTAACCTTGTGTAAGTTAGGCTCGGATTCTGTGTCACTCTTCAGTGTTTCCTGCTTAGCTTCTTTTACTTGGGGTTTAGCCTCTTGCTCTTTTGCCTGTACATCCTGTACTTCAGACTCCACTTTAGCGGGTGGCTTTTCAAGCTCGCTTGGTGGTGTTGACAATAATTTTGCTGCTTCTATAACTGAACTCATTTATTCACCCTTTTCATTATTTCATTAAATAGAGAAGATGCTTTCTCCCCGCCCTTAATTTCACGTTTAAAATCTTTCTCAAAATCGCCTAATAACTTTAGCATTCTGATTAAATCATATTGCTCTTCTTTTCCATCCCATCGAGAAGTCTCTAAATTGTGCATAATAACACTTCTTTTATTAGTAAAATAGTCCACTATCAAAGGGCTATTAAGTATCATCTTAGCCTGTTCTCCTCGCCACATTTCATCTCTTAGCTTTTGTTCGTCTCTCAAACCATACTCCCCTGTACATTAGTGTTATATTTCAATTCTAATTCTGTTAAGTCTTTCGCTAAATCAGCTGCAAACTCTTTATCATTCTGAGCCATTGTTAAAATGAATTGCTTCATTTTGTTTTGCTCTTTCATCTGCTCGGTGGCAATACTTCCCTGTACCTTAACCATCTCTGCTTCCGCTAAAGGATTCGATTGTATTTGTTGCTGTAATTGAGTAACCATTTGCTGTAATTGTTGATTTTGAGCGAATAAAGTCTCTTGTGGTATTTCAGGATTGTTGTAATAAATACTCGCGTCTTTTAAGCCAATCTCATCAACTAACTTTTCAAGGGTTTTAAATATCTTAGTCTGGTCAGATAGAATTAAACCGCTACCCATAAACATGAGCTGTCTATCTAAGACTTGATTAAGATTCATAATCTTCTCTTGTCTATCACCTGAGCCTAAACCCACGTTAATAGAACACCTTGTATTATCTCCCCATGTTGTCGGGTCAATTTCTAAAGGCTTGCCACATACTTTAATCTGCATAGCTGTATCTTGATATTTAGCAAGCAAGGCAACTGTCTTTTCAAATATCTGTTTAACGCCTGTTTCAGCAAAGATTCTAGCAATCAAATACTCTCTTTGTTGAGAGGCATCCATCATGCCTACAAAGCCCGTAGCTGTTTTATTTAAAGCTTCGCTATTAAGCCCTTGAGAGTATCGAGTTACACCTGTACGGGTTTCCCTTTCCATGTCGGTATATTCAATGCTTTGTAGAATATCTGTAATCATGTTAGGAATGACTAAAGGTACAGCGTGGCCACCCACATCAGCGATGTCTGTATCAATCTCAATCGCACCACCCGCTCTAGGTGTGAGCAAATCATCTAAATCAACTTTATTACTGTGCATCACTCTCGGATAGTTAGTTTGGTAGACGTTATCTAACATATTTCTAACTAAATGTGATTTACGATATTGAATATCTGCTACTTGTTCAGCAGGGCAAGTACCTATTGCTCTATGGGGAATAGGTGTAGGGACAACAACCCCGAAAGGATGGTCATCTACCTCGGTTTTTTCTAATAGAGTGTTACTAGCGTAAAATACTTGCCAGTACTCTGCAATCCCGTCTCCATTAACATCCATTGCAAGGTAATACTCGCCAAGATGGATAATATCGTTAGGCGAATGATTACTCGGATTACTTGTCGAGAATCCGCCTGTGTCTTTATACCGCGCATTCTTTTCCTCTGAACCATCAAAGTACTCATCAGGCGCTAGAGTATCAACTAAAGCCCTATCAAATCCCATTGCCACTAGTGAGGAGCGGGTTTTAGGTGTTCTATGTCCAATAAATCTAGGTTTATAAAAGTCTCTATCATGCTTAGAAATTAGAAACTCTTCAGGTGGTATATTGTCGTAACGAATACATCCTTTCTTAACTATCTTAACCTCTTCGCAATCGTAGACTTTCCCTTCAGGTGTTTCTTCAATCTCGACTTCACCTACTGACTTCACGTTAGGGTCAGCTAACAGTTTTTGATATTCTAATTCACTTAATCCTTTATATTTAGTAGTAGACGACTCTTCGCTTTCATCCCAATAAATCTTAACCGTACCTGTAAATTGTAATAACGCATCCTTAAACATATTAGTGAGCGTCATAAATCCATTGTTTTGTTTAAGAAATACAAAGTTGCTTAATTCTGTTTTCTCTTTAGCCTCTTGCTCATCCTCTTCTTTGTCAGCTTCAAATAATCCTATGATTCGACCTTGAGTAAATACCCTTACTATGCCTGGCATTAAAGTCTCAACAACATCCGATACATCAGAGCTAACCGCCCTAGACTGACCATCTACCTCATCACCATAAGGCTGACAGTTATAAAAATCCATCAGTCGAGTACGTTTAGTACCTATCTCGCTTTGATAATCAATGGCGTTTTGTTCTTCTGCTTGTACTATTTCTTTTATTTGTGAATCTGATAGCTTCAAGGGGTAGTTACCTTTGGTATTTTTGATTGTTTACTTACCTTATCAATCTCTATTAGTCGTAATTGCAACATTTTAACTCGGCTAAAATCCCCTATTCTTTTAGCTTCGCTAACCTGTCTCAGTATCTCTTCTCTCATGCTACGCTTATTTTCGCGTGTTTATGTTTAACTTGTTTAATCTTTGGTATGTCGTGGAATATACACCCTAACCCAAAAGCATCAGCGGCATGACTTGACCAATCGTGGTCTGGACCTAATCCAATATCTCGATTGTCGTCTTTCTTTTCGTGATACCAACCTAAAGCCTCTTCCCCGCCTTTACATTTTACATCAAATCGCATAAAAGGGAATAGTCGTCTTCCTGCTTCAATTCTTTGTTTAGCAGCGCCTTTGCCTTGATTAGGAATAACTGTAACTTTATAACCTGATTGTTTGAATGCTGACTCATAAGACACATCTAGCACTCTATCTTGTGTGCCACCATCATGGGGCAGAATTATTTCAGCCATTGAAGGCGAGTAATCATTTTCTCTTAACCATGCTAAATGCACATCAATAGGTTGCCCTTGTGCTTCGTAATAGTTTAGCCATCTTATTTCTGTACCTACAAATTGAGCAGCCCAAAAACTAAATGAATCAGACTTAGCGCCCGTTCCTCCAATGTCTGTAAATAGTTTAACCACCATTAAAGGGTCACGGTCTACTCTAACCGTATTAGCATCACTTGTTAGCCTTCCCTCTTTTCTAGCATCAGCCAAGTGTTTAGAGAAGTAAGCGCCCTCCGTTGCTGAGATATAATCACCTTCCCATATATTTGAATAGTAATCAGGCTCATTTCTTAAACAATCTAATCGCTCTTTATCTAGCACATCAGGAAACCAAGGGTTATCACTCCAATTAGCTTTAACGACTTTAGCATTAGTAGGGGTGCTCACTCTTAGTAATTGGTCTATAGCATCTCGCTTGTGTCTTGGATTCCATGAGAACCATAATTCAGAGCCTAGTCCTTTATCTTTGTTTTCCCATCGAATAGTAGGTCTTAGTAATGAGATTGAATGATGCGACACCGCTTGCGCCTCTTCGCCCCACGCAATATGAAAACCTTCATAAGACTTGATACTATCGGCTGTATGGTCCTGTAATCCTGTGAAGGCAATCAATCCATCTTTAGGTAGTGCTATCCTATCTTGATAAATCTTAAAGCCGTCATGCTCTTTAAGGTTAAACTTCTTTATCTTTGACTCTAATAGAAACTTAGCTGATTCTTTTAATGACTTTTGCACCTCTCGAAAGCAGAGTAATCTTAATCCTTCACCCGTATCACCATGCCATCTTAAAGCGTGGTCTATTGCATCCTCAGCAAAGAAATGACTTTTTCCTGAGCCGCGACCACCAAACGCTCCCTTATACCTTGAAGGGGATAGCAAAGGCTCAAAGACAGCAGCAGTCTGTATATCAATCGTTCTTGACAATAGTGCGCCTTATTTCAGTAATGATAGGATTGTCGTCTTGCCCACCTATATCAACCTTATCAGTGAACATTTTTAAGTGCTTGCCTAGATTCTCTAAAGCTTTATTAGCCCCTGCGTGTTCAAATATCTTAGTGGTTGTTAATCCTCCATCCTTATCCGTGATAGTTATTTCCTTATTGCCTAAACAGACTTCCTTTAAATAGATTAAGTCTCTTAGAACGTCATCAGCAGTTAACTGTACACGGTTTGAGCGCTCTTCTTTAAGGGCGGCTATCTTTTCGGCTATAACAAGTTTTGACAAGTTTTCACTGCCTATCTGTTGAGCAGTCTCTACGCTATAACCCGCGCGAATAGCGGCTTGTGTGGCATTTAGGTCAACTAAATACTCCTCGCAAAAAGCTTGCTGCTTAGGTGTTAGCTCACTCACTTAGTCTTATTCCCTTTCTTCTTCTTTTTAAAAATAGCATCAAAGTTCTTATCAAACTTCTCTTTATCCACTGGTCTTGGTTTGTCGCCTTTACCGCTCATAATTTACCCTTACTTATCTTTGTGCTTATCATAGTTTACCCCTATAAACGCCAGATGATGGCTATTTGCTCTTGCGTGATGCGAGAGATTACTTGTTCTCTCTTTTCAGGATTAATACTATCAAATATTTCAGCATAGTCGAAGTTTGTCCAGATTATAATATTCGCCGATTTATTATGTCGGTCATATAACAATCTGCCCTTTGCTTGGTTTTTATCGTTCACATCCGCAACCCATCCAGACTTTTCATTCTCTTCCCTAATAATCTCGTTTACATCGGCTATAGTGTTAATGCGAAGTAGTGCTTTTTTAGCTTCTTCTTGAGTGCGGTAGCAGTTGCCTATTCTAAGCTTGAAATTATCGGAGGGATGATTTTCGTATATGGTATTTAACACCTCTCCGAATGCTATTATATAAAAAAATGGTTCATCCATCTCAGGCACAAACCTACCATTCTTAGGCTTGCTCATTTCCTCTTTTAGCTTTGCGTAATCAGATTGTAACTTAGCTATTTGCTTTTCAATGTCATTTGCTTGTTGTTGTATGTTCATGTGTTTCCCCTTAGTTAGATAGCTCAATAGTGCCGTTGAAAATATTAAAATAGGCTTCTGCAAATGAATCAGAAAACTTGCCTAAATGGTCGAGCGTCCCCTCCTTTACAACAACTCCCACATTCACTTGTGTAAATAATACAACACACCCAGTTTTATGAATTTTTAAGCAAGGATATGATGACTTTTCTTGACCTTCTTTAATTACTGATTTCATTTTATTACCCCTTAGTTGTTAAATACTTATTAGAAGATGGTGATAAAGGAATGTTTTAGCTCTCAAATATAGCTTGGTGTTCAATCCTATGGTCTATTAAGCCCGTTTTACGGGATTACTGATATCTTTTTTTCGATATCACCACCTACTAATAAATACTCGCTCTATTTTAATGATTTATCTCTAAACGTCAATACTTATCTTATATTGTTTAGTTATAACCTAGCCTTCTTTAATCGTATTTTCTTATTAAAAATCTTTTTTATCCGTTCGCAGTATTCTTTGTCGAATCGTCTAATGCTGTTATCGTTTTCTAGTGCCTCGACCTTTTCTAATCCTATTCTAAGTATAACGCCTTTTCGCATTTCTGTGGAGTTACCACTTTTAAATCTATTACAGCTTACACATTGTTTGAATATATTGTTTAGATTAAACCTATGGTTAGGGTGGGCCCCTCTCGATAGAAAATGGCCAGAATCCCATCCACCTGCACCACGATACCCGCCATATACCGCAACAGATAAGCATCCGCACGATATACAAGGCATTTTAGCATCTCGGGCCCTAACATACGCATTGATAGCCGTTTGAGCCTCTGCAATGTGTTTAGATAGTGGTTTAGTCTTAGCCTTGTACTCTTTAACCTCCTTTTTAACTTGCTTCTCTCTGAGTGTTTTAGCGTGTTCTAATGCGCATTTAAAATCACATACTGATTGAAGTGGTTTAGTAGGCTCAAACTTGTTTTTACAGACTTTGCACTTTTTCAATTTTGATTCCTATCAATAAACCTGCTACTAGCCTCTTGTGTGCGCCATATTTCAACTCTTAATTGTGCCGCTACTAACTCATACCTTAGCTTCTCTTCAATGAATACAGCCTGTTTAAGCCCTTCTAATAACGCTACATAGTCATCATGGGCATAAGCATACGATTCTTTGTCTTGAATAGTCTTAAACTCGCTAGGCGCTTGACTGAATAAGATAGCCTTTTTGCTTTTTCTAAACTGCTCAAGATAAACACGATTAGACTTAGCCTCTGCATAATCTTTAGCTACTTTGTAAATATGGTCAACTGCTTTTGATGGGTCGCTCATATCCTTATATCCATATCAATGCGATGCATGAAAAGATAAAAGCAAGCCCACTACCGTAAAGCGCAATTAAAACAATTACTTTTTCAATTAGAGTGGGTCTATCCCTAAGCATCATATAAATAACTGTACATAATCCAACTACCAAAGCCGTTAAACCTATTTTACCAATAATAACGCTCATATCTTATCACCCCAATGCTTGGTTTCGCCTAGTGATTTAATCTCGGTTTGTGGTGGTGTAATTGGTTTCCAGTGGGTTATTCTGTCATTGTTGATATACCCAGAATATCCAATAAATTTTTCCTGTTTTAAGCTATACCATGCTGCAACGTATGAGTTGAGATTAGTACATAACAGTTTATATTCGTGGTCTATTGGCAATCTATCCTCTACACTAATCCATTCATTCTGCCTCTCAGCATCAGCTAGTTTTTGCTTTAGCCTGTTAAATTCACCTACGTCTACGACTTCAAAATCACTCATCTCTCACCTCGTTGGTTGCTCGCTCGCGTGTTCCATCGCTCAACAACATCAGTCAAGCAATTATTTATTGTTGTATCGTTTGCAATATATTCGCCTCCGCCTATATATTCACATACTGATTCCATTGTCGCGCCACAATGAACACACTCTATTGATTTTCCAATAACACCATACTCATCTTTTCTTACGCTAAGTACAGCATTTACTTTGCCACCACAAAACGGACACGGTTTTAATTCACTCATCACTCTATTCCCTATTACTCGCTTCTTGTTTAATCTTTCTTATCTGCTCAAGCGCAAATTCTCTATTGTGTGTTTTGTTGTCTAAAAGCTTTCTGTTTGCTTCAAATTCACGGTCTGCTTTTGCTATAGCTAAGTGCTCGAAGTGTTCAGTCTCTTCAATGCACCATGTTATAAACTTCCCCACGCTAGGGAAAAAGTCGCTTGAATCTTTTCTTGCTTGCTCAAGCCCTTTCTTTATTTTTTCTTGAGTATTTATATTGTTTTCAATACACGCCAATAATAATTCTTGCTTATAGCCGTTTACCTCGGTTTCGCTTTTCATAGCTACGCGCCAACCTGTTTTGCTTCGCTTTAAACTTTCGACTATCTGGTTAACAACTTGCTCAGCGGTTTGGTAATTCGATTCCCTCGCTCCAACCTGTTGAGCTGAAATTAATTTCTCCAGATTCATTTCGCTTACTGACTTCATATTCTTTGCTCCGAGTTATCCAACCTGATACAGCCGTTTTCCAATTCTTCATTGGGTGTTTTGCTTTGCCTACTACCCACCCGATAGTTTCATAGTGGTTATAAAACTTATTTGCTTCTTTGTGGGCATCGGTAGGGTTTAAGCCTTTCTCTAAAAATTGATTTTGTAATTCTAATAAATCAGGTTTTTTGAGTAGCGTTTTTTTATCTTTAATAATTGTTTCTTGTTTCTTGTTTCTTGTTTCTTGTTTAGCATTGCCTTCGCTATGCGTTCGCATTGCCTTCGCATCGTCTTCTTTTTGTGGTAAGTCATTGTCTTTATTCTTGTTTTTATCCCATCTTATTTTTGCTGACTCTTTTGCCTTCTTTGACTTACTTTGAAATGTAATCAATTCTGATTTAATTCTTTTGTTTATATAACCACTTTTTTCAAGTATGAAAAATTCTCGCAATACGTTCGCAATGCAGTCGCTATGCGTTCGCATACGGATTAAACGCCCTATCTCTTCAATAGATTCAGGTAAGTGTTTTTCGTGAAGATAACAAAAATCAAGCATTCGCCTAAAGGCTAAATCTTCTAATTCCGTTAAGTGTTCTGTGTGTGATTTATAATCACCAATATTGAATTGGTAGTAATTCATTGTAGTACCTGTATGTGGTGTAACGTCCTCCCTATAGTTCAATCCTTTAAAAAGGACGCGGCTGTCTACAGGGAAACAATTAAGGCTAGCCACCGCACACACATATTAAGTTAAACCTATCTACTTTGTCAATATGGTTTTATGCTTCTTGCACTTTTCTAATTTCGCGCAGAACTGCTTGAGCCAAGTCACCTACACGATTCCATTGTGTGTGTTCAATTACTTGACCATCTTTTTTAGCAATCAATGTACTTCCGTGTGATTCATGACCATTACTTGTTCTGATACCTTGCAAGCCTGTAGCGCGTCCACTTGAGCCATTCCACCCTCTACCTACTTTAACTTCCCATCCAAGTTGCTCAAGAACTTTAGCCATTCCCGCTACTTTAATTCTTTTACCATTACCGCTAACACGTTTACTCCAGCAAGTATTTCCGATTGCGTCTATAGTTTCTTGGCTTATTTGATTTGACATTTTATTTCCCCTTGGTTTATTGCTTCGATAGAGAGATAGTGCGCCTTACTATATTAAGTGTCAATACTTTAATTAAACTATTTATAAGGTTTCCGATAAACGGTAAATCAAAAAAAAGCCCCGAATTAACGAGGCTTGGAATTAGTGCGGCTGCCGAGGGATGGCATTTAAACTGATGCTGAAAGGGGAATAACAGCACATTAAAGGGTCACCGCTAGACAAGTTTAATCTTTAAGGGGCGTAGATTCAAGCTTATTTGAGCCTTACTCTAGGTTTTGCTTTAGGTTTATAGCCATTGATATGCTTTAGATATTGCTCGACTAAATACCCTTCGAGATAGGCTTGCGGCTCATCGTTTATTCCATCTAATTGCATTCCCATATATACGGATAAATAATTAGATAGATGATGCGCTTCGTGAACAACAACGTTAATATCTGCGCCTTTCTGAGCATATAGGCAAAAACATCTTGCATGATTTTCGTCATCAATGTTATTTAAAACAATAGTAACCCCTTGTGATAGTTTATTATCAATAAGAATTTCGTCTAATGATTTATAACTAATTTCAGTAGGCTTAAAATAACTGACTACTAACTTTCTTAATGCGCCTAAGTCATTACTGTAGAAAATATGCCTACCGTAAATGGGTAAAAACTCATAAACCGCTTTTGCTTTCATCATCTTTTTCACCTTTCAATTTTTCAAAGTAAGCCAAAAAGATTAAGCAGCATTGAGCGTGCGCCAAGTGGCTTAATCCCGTTTCTGAATCTGTTTTTTCACCTCTCTGATAGGCTGTGATATGCCTTAAAGCGGCTGCAAAATACCTATTTTTATCTACCTTGTGCCAGTTATCTCTATCGTATTTTTTCGCACCGTAAGTTAAAACTTTCACAACATCTTCAATCAGATTTAAATCTAATAAGCTCCAGTCTGGCTTATCTTGGTCAAATTTCATACCCTCCATGATTCATTCTCCCCTTGATACATAACCTCAATACCTAGCCATTCTGCTATTGCTTTTTCAGCCCTAGCGCCTTTTGAATCCTTCCACGATTCAAGCATATAGACAGCATCACATTCTATCACTTCGGCTACGTCTCTTTTAATGATTTCTTTTAAGCTATCTTGGGTAAAGCCTTGTATATCGTCAGTGTTTCCTGTAGGGCTAGTCATATCAATACCCATTTCAACATCAATATGAAACGGATTCACAGCTTCATGTCCTAAACTGGTTAGATACTTTTCGGCATCATAAAAAGCTTGCTTGTTAAAGTCTTTTATGCCTCTCATTTTACCTGCTATGTAGATTTTCATTTTCTACCCCTTTTTCGTGGTGCGTAAAATTTACCTTCATAATAATCTATTAACGTTCTTTTCCCACCATAATACTGAATACAATGCGTATTACTATGGTCACTTAATCCCCTTTCGTATTCCATTTTTCCTGCGCTTGTGCCTACTTGATAAACGCCTTGAAAGATTCTAGCGCCGTGACTATGCCCGCCTGTTATCTTATCGGGGGTTTTGGCTACATTTCGCGCACTTCCCCTGCTTCCGTTAGTGCCTACGTCTAAATGTTGTGCATGGTCAACATCATGGATATAAAACGGCTCATTCCTATCCAGAAACTTAAATTTACACTTTAAACGAGGGCTAGCATAGAGGTAAAACGGGTCGTAATTTTGATTATTTAACGCAGCTTGTCGCATTAAAGCTTGCATTTCTAAGATAAATAGTGCGTTGGTATGGTCTTTATTTGCATCGACTCTGTTTAGGAATTGTGATAGGTGGTCATGGTGATTAGATGGAACTATCAAAGTGGTAGAAAAGTGAGGCGTGGTGCGGTTTATAAACTCGATTGCTTGCTCAACTTCGCTTCTGTAACAATCATCACCCCTATGACGCTTTAGAAATTGTATCATTGGGTTCTTTTCATGATGATGACTTCCCGCATAGCCGTCTAAAATATCGTGACGTACTATGTATTTAGGTTTAAGTAAATCAGTTAAACCACCTTTCCCATAAGTCTCTTTTTCAAGTATGTTAAATTTGACGTGTTCGTCACCTGTTGTTAAAGCTTCGATATTTTGCTTTTCTTTATATCCCGCCGGCGTAAACTTAACGTCTAAATCTTGAAAACTTCCGTCATCGTTAAAAGTAAGCTGTCTAACAAAAACAAAGTCCTTGTATTTTTCGAGAATGATAGCTGATAAGCAATGATGCCATTTACCCTTCTCGCCTACGTCTGAAACTTTATAATTAGGTAACGATATTGAGCCTGTTGTTAGCATTAGTTTAGGGAATCCATGCCCTGCCGTAGCTACAGGCTCTCTACATAATTGAGGATGCCCGATAACTAACCAGTCTTTACCACCGTGTGAATGCTTGCCGCCTAATGGGTTAACTGTAGTTGGATTTATTCTAACATCAGATTTAATCTGGACATTGCCGAATTGGACCGTACTTTTTAACAGATAGGGCGTAACGTGTTCACAATATGACTTTTTATCATCCTTAGTGAATATATCCATATTGATATAATGTGAGGGTAGGATTCCTATCTCACACTGATAGTATTTAGCGGCTTGTTTAAGCGAAGCTAAACCTTCTAAAAACGTCTGTGAGTTGTTTTGCGCGCTTGTGAGTATAAGTCTATTAGCTTTCTCGCATCGTCTTGCATGAGCTTCTGCGGGTTCAGGCAAGAAGCCTAAGTTTTGATTATATTTAGAGATAGTTACGTCAGAGGCTTTGAGTTTAGATAAAGTCCGATTACATTCTGAACATCGCCAATCTCTTTTGCCATCAGAGCGCATAAAACCGCCACAATGAGCACACTCACTAGGTCGGTCACAGTCGCTTACAACTTCGACACCTTTATGCCCGCGACCTGAGCCGCCCGCATGATTAGGGTTTATTTTTCCGACCACTATAAATTCTCGGCTATAGAAAGTTTCGTTCTCAATTCCTCTATTTTCTCATCATCTCGGTGCTTTTGTATATCAATGAGTAATAACGTGTTTAACTCTTCTTTAAGCTCAGCACGTTTTTTAGGGTCATGCTCGTTATTGATTTGATGGATTAAACGCCTTTCGATGTGTAGTGTTTCCATAGTCAACCTCCCGTTTTGGGATTGTCTTTAAAATTGCAAAAAGCATAAAGTTCTTCTTTTGTGTCGAAACATTTAACCTTATAACAATTCAATTCAGGGACAAAAACAAACGTAAAGAAAGGCGTGGTTTTTTTAGGGTCGTATATAACTTTTCTAGTTTTCATACTGTCACCTTGTACAGCACTGACCGTTTAGTCAGCACCATATTGTTTAATCAGTTTCCATAACGGCATATCTAAAGCTTGTGCCGACCTTTCAAGCGCAGGTACAGAACAGTTAGGCATATTGACTAGAATATGTGCTCGCTGTCTGCTTACCCCTAGTTTTACCGCAAATTCTGATTGATTTAGCTTTGCAGCTTTAATAGCTGCGCTGATTGTTTTACCTGTGTGCATATAAACCTCGAATAGTTATTGACAAACAGACTTTAATCTATATTGTGATTGAAAGCAACTTAAAAATAATTGTGATTAGATGTTGACAATGTATTTACACTTCTTTAAAGTCTGCGTATCAACAACAAACAAGGGGGAATGAAGATGAAAAATGCGGACAAATTAGCGCATCCAGAATATTCAATGAGTCAAAACCGAGATGGTGATTATTCATTAAGTGTAGATGGCGGTTTAACAAAGCGCGAGCACTTCGCGGGGTTGGCGATGCAGGGATTTTGTGTCGGAGGTGGAAATATAGAATATATTGCAAACGCTTCTGTACGCCTAGCAGACGCGCTACTAGCAAAACTAGAAGAAGGAGAAAAATAATGCAAGCAACAATACTATCAGGTGATGTTAAGCAAGACATTGCAACAATAATCAGCAATACAAAGCGCTTTGGAATTTTCAGCGCTATTCGAGCATTGAAAAAGTACCGAGCAATTCCATTAAATCCTGAGCTAAGCACGATTAAATTTAGTAGCGCGATTAAATGCACTTGCTGCGGGTGTACTACTGATAGCCCGTTACTAAACAATAATAAATTAGTCTGCGATGACTGCGATTATCGAATAACTCAAATTAACTATGACGACAAAAGGGGAAACTTATGAGCGAAGCAAAAACGCATTACAGAAAAGCATTTAAGTCTGACCACTTAGGGCAAGCTGATATTGAAGATTATCAAGAGCAAGGTAGTAATTTAATATTTACTATTAAACACGTTAAACAGGAATTTGATGTAAGTGTAGCAGGGCGAAAGGGTAATCATAACATTGCCTACTTTGTCGAAAAAATTAAACCGATGGTTTTAAACGCTACTAACTCAAAGATTGTCCGAGGCTTTGCAGGTGGCAGCCCATTTGTTGAGGATTGGAATAATATTAAGGTACAGCTTTACATTGACCCCGCTGTTAAAATGAAGGGTGAGACTGTAGGGGGCGTTAGAATAAATCCTAATCCAGTACAATCTAAAAAGCAGGTTATCACTAAGCAAACCGAAACTATGTGGAATAATGCAAAGGCTGCGTATAAGCGCGATGGCAATTTAGATGCAGTGTTGGCGCGTTGTGATATATCTGAAGATGACCAGAAAACTTTAATTAACGAATGTCAAAACGAAGGATTGGAGGCTAGCCAAAATGTATAAATTTTATGACGTTGCTCAAAATACTGATGAGTGGATGGCTTTACGTTGCGGAAAACTAGGCAGCTCAAACGCGGGTGCAGTAATGGCAAACTATGGGAAAGCTTTTGGTGAACCTGCAAAAAAGTTAGCTGTTAACATTGCATTGCAACAAATCACTGGTAAGCATTCTGAAAGCAGCTACACAAACGAACACATGGAGCGCGGGCATGAACAAGAGCCTTTAGCTAGAATGCTATATGAGCAAGAGTTTTTTTGCAGCGTAAGTAATGGCGGTTTTTTTGATTGCGGCTTTACTGGAAATTCACCTGATGGATTAGTCGGGCATGATGGCGTGATAGAAATTAAATCAGTAATTCCAACGGTGCATTTTGAAAACATTAAGCGAATGAATATTGACCCTGCGTATAAGTGGCAATGTGTTAAAACGCTAAAAGAAACAGAAAGAAAGTGGCTAGACTTTGTTAGTTTTTGCCAAGACTTCCCGATAGGTAAGCAGCTTTTTACTTATCGAATTCATGCTAAAAATTTAGCAGAAGAGTTTGGCATGATTGATAGCCGCGTTGCTGAGTTTGAAAATTTAGTTTATGAAACAAAGAAAACTATTTTAGAAACTAATTATATAAATTACTAAGGGGATTTATGCAAACACTATCGGAAGCAGAAACATTTGTACAAACGAATCTTAGCGAGGGCGTAATCTGCCCTTGCTGCAAACAATATGCAAAAACGTATAAAAGAAAACTAAACTCTAGCATGGTAATCGCATTGTTAGAGATTTATAAAGCGCATAAAAAGAATGGCTTTGAGCATTTTCATGTTGAGGATTATTTCAAAAGGCGCTAGGGCTGAAAAAGCAATAGCAGAATGGCTAGGTATTGAGGTTATGTATCAAGGGGAGAATGAATCATGGAGGGTATGAAATTTGACCAAGATAAGCCAGACTGGAGCT